GATGAACTCATCACGTTTTAGTAGAAAGACCGAAAACTATCGGGCCTTCTCCCTTTGGCTTGCCGATGACGAAATAATCATCACGTAGCCACTGGTTGAATGTCACCCACTCGGAACGATAACTTATCGTCTTATGGTTAAGCACCTAAGTGAGGCGCGGATTATACTGGAGTAATTATCCGGAAGATCAGTGAAGACCTTTGGTGTCAATTGTATTATGTAGGGAAACTATTAAGTACCTCTCCGTCGCTTGCTGGACGACTGTTAACACTGCTTTAGGTAGAACCTTCAGCAGGGGAAACTACGTGCTTCAGAAGCCAATAGGTTGTGCGGTACAAATCCGTTTACGGGACTAATGAATCCCGTGACCTAAAGGCTCATTTTACTCGGTAAGTGGATGTTCTCCACTCACAGGTCAAATGAGACCGGTCTCCCTTCAGAAAGGAGCTAGAAGCAAACCATGACTGGTTCGTAACCAATCGAATCCCGTTATATGGGCGTAGAGACTACACCTCATACCCAGCCCTCGGGCAGGAGTACTGATATAACAAGTTTATACTACAATGCCATAATTGCGTAAGTTTGAAGGGTTCTATCCTTGTTTCCCGGGTTAAAGGGAAATAGGGGGTAGATTCCTTCGGAGTTGCCAAAACTCTGTGTATCACACGCACTGCGGCCCCGTAAGGGAAACCGAGTGAAAATTGGTCTAATTTCCTTCGAAAGAAGGAGAGTTACATAGGATAACTATAAAAATTATTTAAAATTATTATGAGATACCTAATTAAATTCTATAAATTAGAACAAGTTTCTGTGCTGCTATCCAGAAATGGATTGGCTAAACTGTGAGACCACTATTTTATTAAAATAGTACTTACGGTTTGTGGGAAAGTGAGTAAAGGTTTAGCTTCGGGAACCTATCAGTGTCTGTATCGAATCCATACCATATTAAAGGCCCAAGGATTAAAAGGCGCCGTACAATATATGAAATGTTGTACAGTTGCCATCCAACAGGTGATAGGTGGGCACCGGATTTCGGACATTAGCCAGATTGCTGGCTGTCGGATCAGTAGAACAAGACGAGGACTCCCAAGATGTATACCGAGAAATTGAAGAAGAGGATTTTACAATAATCCGGAAATTATCCGATTATGCTTGTCCATCTTTTCCCTAACAAGGGTATTACTTTTTGAAAGTAAGGTCAATATCTCGACCATAACGAATCCGTATACCGGGTCGGCAGATATCGTAAAATCTCTAGTACGATATATTCCTGCATTTTTCCGAGCGTTTGGGCTGGATAAACTAAAACTAGTTTCTTCCGTCAGATCACCTATTGGGTTCTTTAATGCACTAAAATGCAAATTGTTCCCAATATTTAAATCTGGCCCCGGGTGTCGAAAAGAAGGATGGTCTACAGAAGTGTTAACACTTTATAGAACTCATTCCGCTTTGACTAATCTTGGTTTGGATTTTACCCTAAACCAGATTGCACTCTTGACTCATAACACTGCATGGTTAAATTTATGGCAATTCTTTGAATTGACATCATCTAACATTTCCAAGTTCCCAGTCGGGAGATTGGGTTTAAAACAGGAAATGGCCGGTAAAATGAGGGTTTTCGCAATGGTAGACGCGTGGACTCAGTGGTTAATGTATCCTATCCATAAATTCATCTTTAGAATTTTAAGACGAATCTCTATGGACGGTACTTTTAATCAGTCTGGCCCTTTAAGTCGAGTACCATGGAATAAAGGAGTTCCTTTATTCTCCTTAGATTTATCTGCTGCGACAGACCGACTACCTTTAGCACTTCAGACCCTTCTGATAGACTATGTCTTTCCAGGATTGGGAAAACTCTGAGCTAAAGCTTTAGTCGGTAGAGAGTACATGGTCCCTAGATCGTCTGGCCAAACCGTAGTTTATGCGGTTGGACAACCGATGGGAGCCTTGAGCTCGTGGGCTTCTCTGGCCCTTACACATCATTTTATCGTTCAAGTAGCAGCTTGACAAGCAGGAGTCGTTCCCACAGGTACATTGTTTAAACAATATGCCCTGTTGGGTGATGATATCCTTCTTTGAAGCGCAAAAGCCGCAAAACAGTATGTCAAAATTATGACTTTACTGGGTGTGACTATGGGTTTACATAAATCCTTAATATCACCGAAAGGTTTAGCGTTAGAATTTGCTAAACGAACGATTTATAAAGGTATAGACGTATCTGCCATAAGCTTGAAAGAGTTATGTGCAGCACTTTATAATGTCTCAAGCCTTGTCGGGTTTGGGAATAAATATAAAGTATCTTTGGCCGGTCTTCATAGACTGGCCGGGAAAGGATATCAGG